CTTGACTCTGCGCACATTAACAACGCCCCCACGATGCTCAAGCTCAAGGGCGGAAAAGTCTCAGGGCAGTCTATCATCGTTGAGCCGACTCAGGTTACGGAGATTGAAGGCGCGCCGGGCGTTGACGACGTAAGAAAGATCGCAATGCCGATGCCGTTCAATCAACCAAGCGCCGTGCTGTTTCAACTGCTTGGTTGGTTAACTGACGCTGCTAAGGGCGTCGTGACTACTGCTGAAGAGAAGATTGCAGACGTTACGAGCCAAGCGCCTGTAGGCACAACGCAAGCGCTCATCGAGCAAGGCGCAGCAGTGTTTAGCGCAATTCACGCACGACTGCACACGAGTCAAGCACGGGTGCTCAAGATCATCGGTCGCTTGAACCGTTGGTACTTGGACGATAACCCCGACGAAATGAGCGAAGAGCTTGGCGTCACCTCGAAGGACTTTGAGAAGAACTCGGACGTCGTGCCCGTCTCTGACCCACACATCTTTGCGGAGAGTCAACGCTATGCTCAAGTTCAAGCCCTCGCTGCGCGTGCTCAGGCTAACCCTGATCTTTATAACCGCCTTGCAGTCGAGAAGCGCATTCTTAAGCAGATCAAGCTTCCTGACATCAATGAAGTACTGCCTGACCCTCAAGATGTTAAAGAGATGAACCCTGCGCTTGAGAACGTCGCCATGACGCTCGGCAAGCCCGTCGGTGCGTTCCCGAACCAAGAGCACTTAGCACACCTGCAAGTCCACTTGGATTACGCAAAAGACCCGATGTACGGTGCAAGTCCCATCATGGCGCCCGTGTTTATCCCTGCGATGCTTGAGCATTTGAAGCAGCACTTGACGCTTTGGTACTTAAACTCGATGGATCGCTATGCGTCTGATGCGCTAGGTGAGCGTTTTGACATCCTGAAAGTGCAGCCAATCATCCAAGAGGCTCAGAAACTACTTGCGGCGAGCTCGCAGCATGTACATCAAGACACGCAGCAGCAGTTCTCGGGCGTGGTCCCCGTCATGCAGCAGATGATTCAGACGATTCAGCAGCTCAAAGCGCAGCAGCAACCGACTGATCCGTCAGTACAAGCGCTTGTGCAGACTCAGATGGCTGAAACGCAACGCAAAACGCAAGCAGATCAAGCTCGCTTACAACTTGATGGTGCAAAATTAGCTGCTGACACTCAAGCTAAGCAAGAGAAAAACGTCGCTGACGAGCAGATGAAAGCAGCAGAGCTCACGCACGACGTCAATCTACTGACACTTGAGCAGCAGCACGAGATGCAACGTCAGCAATTGCAAGCGCAGCAACAGCAACAACTCGCAGCACAGCAAGCAGCACAACAATCCCAACCTCAAGCAGTACCACCCGAAGGAGCACCAAATGTCTGAAGCAATCAATATGCACAAACGCATCGCCATGGGCGGCGAAGGCGAAGCCAATCACCTTAAAAAAGGCGGCAAAGTCGCTAAATTCGCCAAAGGCGGCGCTGTTATGAGCGAAAAAGGCGTTGATAAGTTACCCGCTAAGGGCGCACCTAAGGCACCCATGAAAGCGAGTGGCGAAAAGATTGCAACGTACAAAAAAGGCGGCATGGCTGCTAAAAAAGGCGTTGGTTTAACGATTGCAATCGGAATTCCTGTACGTAAAGCAGCGGGCCGTGGTCGTTAACCCAGTCAGCGAGCTGATCGGCAAGATAAAAACACAGCGCTTAGAGCTTGCGCTGTCGCTTGCTGACGGCTACGCGATCAACATCGAGTCGTACCATCGAATGGTGGGGCGTTATCAGGGCTTGGGCGAGGCTTTGGACATTTTGGATGAAATCCTAACCGAAAAAGACGAGGATTTATGATCAAAATCAAAGAAGTCGCAATCAAGACGCATGATGGCAAGATTCACCGCGGCAAGCCCGGTCAGCACCACGACGATCTTAAAGTCGAAGGTCAACACGGTTTCATCACTTCTACTGGCGAGTTCGTAGGGCGGCGCAAAGCTGCTCGTTTCGCATTCCTGTCAGGTCAAACAACAAAGCTGCATAACAAGTTGCACTCGCACGATCTTTGGAAGTAGTACCACCCGCGCCGAATGGCGCTTTTAACTAAGTGCCGAATGGCGCTTTAAGGAGTAAGTATGAAGGACTTTGAAACGCTTGAAGAGGCGTTCCCGCAGTGCGTGCATGGCGTCACACCGCTCGGCGCTCGTGTGCTGTTACAGCTCAAGGGTGTTAAAAAAGCAAGCAAGGGCGGCATCATCTTAGTTGACGAAACACGCGAAACTGAGCGTGCGCAGTCAATGATCGGCAAAGTGCTTGCGCTTGGCCCGATCGCATTTAAGAATCGTGACACGTTATCCGAATGGGGCGAGGGCATTTGGTGCGCTGTCGGCGACTACGTGCGCGTGCCGCGTTGGTCTGGCGATCGGTTCACGGTGCCCAACCCAAACGATGCGGATGATCAGATATCTCTACAAATACTTAATGACTTCGAGTTGTGGGCGAAGGTTGACCCTGACCAAGTCTTGACTATGAGGCAATTCGTATGACACCCACAGACAAAATGGAAATGCAAGTCGCTGAAGAGCAAGACGGCTCTGCTGTTGCGCAACTCCCTGAGAGCGAAGCGCCTGAACCTGTTGAGCTCGCCGAGGGCGGCGAAGTCAATGACTCAAATGATGGCTTAGACTCTGACCCTGATCGCGAGCAGATTCGTGCTGCGCGACGCGAAGAGCGCAAGCTCAAGAAGCAGATTCATCGTGAAAAGACGAAAGAGTCTAGCCATCTAATCAACAACTTACGCACACAAAATCAGCAACTTGCTGAGCGTTTAGCGCATCTTGAAAAGCGCACCTCTGGCGCCGAACTCGCTCGCGTTGACAAAGCGATTGATGACACAGAAGTGCAGATTGAGTACGCAAAGATGAAAATGCGTGAGGCTGTTGCTAATCAAGACGGTGACGCAGTCGTCAAAGCGCAAGAACTCATGTACGAGTCACAGCGCAAAGTTGAGTCGCTTAAATCTATCAAAGATCAAGCGACGCGTCAGATGTCACAACCGCCCAAGCCCACGATGAATGTGCCGGATCCTTCTGTGCAGCGCAACGCAGCAGCTTGGATGGAGCGCAACAAGTGGTACGACCCGCAAGCAAAAGACATGGACTCTGAGATTGCTCAGCGCTTAGACAAAAAGCTCACTGACGAGGGCTATGACCCCTCGACCCAAGAGTACTGGGAAGAGCTCGATGATCGAGTCGCTAAGTACTTACCCCACCGCATGGAGTCCGACATGGGCAAAAAGAAAGACAAACCGAAGTATCGCTCAATTCAGACTAGCTCAGGGCGTGAATCTGCGTCATCAAGCGGCGGTGTGGACTTCAGACTTTCCGCAGATCGGGTGCAGGCAATCAAAGACATGGGTGCATGGGATAACCCCGATCAACGTGCAAAGATGATCAAATCCTACGCAAAATATGACCGTGAAAACAAAAGGAACGCATAATGGATAACCGTTTAAAAAGATCAGCCGGCGACAGCCGCAAGAACCGCACTGAGCAAGATAGCTCACGCGCAGCGCCTGAAGAGGGCTTTCCGTTAACTCGTGAGCGTCGTCGTGCGCGTAACGAGTTTCAACAGACGGTGTTGCCGAATATCCCCGATATCCCCGGCTACCATCTCTGTTGGCTCGCTACAAACAGCCAGTACGACCCGATTCACCGTCGTTTCTCGCTCGGTTACACGCCTGTGCGTGCTGATGAGATGCCCGGCTACGACATGTACAAAGTCAAAGAGGGCGATCAATCGGGGCATATCATGTGCAACGAGATGCTGCTGTGCAAGATGCCGATGGATGTGTATCAAGACATCATGCTCGAGCATCACCACTACCAACCGATGGACGAAGCCGACAAGATTCGCGTTGATCAAGAGCAATTGGTGAGCCAACGCGACCGCACGGGCAAGGCTGTGGGCGCTATCGAGGGCGGTTTACCTGATGAAAGCGGTGTTAGGTTACCGACTTTTAATTAAGTTGCTTTACTTTCAGTAAAATAGTATTAAAATATGTCGTATATGGATACCCGCTTTGTAAAAAGCAGGTATCTAAACAAATTTAGTCCTAAAAATCACGTTATTCGGTGATTTTGCCTGTAGCTTTGTATAAAGCGAAAACATTATCCCTTAAACCGTTTTTAGGAGCATCCTATGAGTGCAACCTCTGCACCTTTTGGCCTGCGACCTGCGTATTTCCCAACTGGGTTGGAGCGCGCACAAGCACTGGCTAACGGCATTACCTCGGGCTATGGCACTGCCATCCTGAAGGGCCAAGCTGTTCAGTACTCACCTAACGCTGGCGTGATTCTGCCAGTTCTTGACACCACAACCAACAGCGGTTTAGTCTCCGGCGCCTTCGCAGGTGTTGAGTGGACTGACACAACTGGTCGTCGTCGCGTATCGAACTATTGGCCTGCAGGCACTACTGCAATTGCCGGTAGCATCATCGCCTATTTCTACAACGATCAACAAATCGTCTATGAAATTCAAACTGACGGCACTATGGCTCAAACAGCTATCGGCAACGAAGCCAACTTGAGCAACTTTACTGCAGGCTCTACCACCACCGGTCTGTCACAGATGACTCTGTCGGCATCGCTCGTTGGCTCAGGCAGCGCTGGTCAGTTCCGTATTGTTGACATCGCACCATACACGGATAACAACTGGGGTGACGCCTACGTTATCGTGCGCGTACAGGTCAGCAAGCCTCAGTTCATCGCAACTGTTAACGCTATTTAAGGGGAGATGACAAATGGCAGCTCCAATGAGAAGTACTGACTTCCGAAGCATCGTTGAGCCAATTCTCAATGAATGTTTCGACGGTGTCTATGACCAACGCTCTGATGAGTGGAGCCACGTGTTCCGCGAACAGATGGGCATTCCGCGTAACTACCACGAAGAACCCGTCCTGTACGGTTTCGGCGCGGCTCCTCAGTTACCTGACGGCACTCCCGTCTCGTATCAGCAGGGCGGCGTGCTGTTCCTCCAACGCTATGTGTATAACGTGTATGGCTTAGCCTTTGCGTTGACCAAAGTGTTGGTTGAGGACGGCGACCACATCCGCATCGGTCAGGTCTACGCTAAGCACTTAGCGCAGTCGCTGGTTGAGACAAAAGAACTGCTCGCAGCTAACGTATTGAACCGTGCGTTCAATAGCAGCTACACCGGCGGCGATGGCGTTTCACTCACCAACACTGCACACCCGATCGTTAACGGCACATTCAGCAATCAGCTCACGACTGCAGCTAACTTGTCGCAAACTTCGCTTGAGCAGATGCTCATCCAAGTGCGTCAGGCTGTGGAC